GCTGATGCCGGTCGCTAATCCTCTGCACTGCGCTGCGCTGCTCGGATTCGAACGTAGAGCAGATAGATACCGCCGAGGGCGACGACCGCGTTCGCGATTAACACGACGAGCGACAGCGCGTCGACGGCGAATTGGTACGCCATGCCCGCGGTGCCGATTGCGGTCGCCGCGCTGCCCACGATATTGTCGCGCATCATATCTCGTTCCCGATTGTTATTTCCCGCACCCAGCCCGTGCCGGTTGCGATGATCTGCGGTAGCGCGGCGCGGTTGGCTTGCATGTAGATCAGTTGCCAATCACCACGATCGTCGAACGTCACGACGATGACCGATGTGTCGGCCAGGACCATGCGGGTCGATGCGTCCCGCTGCTCGTATTGCGTGCCGGTCCCGACTACGCACAACAGATCGGGCTGGCCTCGCGGCGACATAAAAAAAGAAAACGCGCTTGTCCTGCTTGCGGTGATCGCGACCCACGAGCCGCTGGGTCCGTCGACGCCATGCTCGACAAGTCGCTCGCCCATGTTCGCCGCTGCCTGCAACAGCGCCGGGCGCGAGGCACACTGCTGCGCTGCGGCAACAAAAAAGCCCGCCGAGGCGAGCCAGATGATTGCCGCGAGCGCCAGACGTCTCATCGTTGCTGCCGATCGTTAAACAGCTCAAACAGCGCCGCGACCTTTTCTTCAAGCACCCGCACCCGCACCAGGATTTCGGCGCGGAACGCGACAGCGACAGCCGCTACCGCGATCACTCCAGAGGCGATCGGCCACAAGTCGACCAGGTCGGTCATTATGCTGCCCCCGCCAACAGCGCCAACAACGCTATGGCGGCAAGCCTAAACACTACGATGGCCTCGCCGCCCGCTTCGCCTTACGCTCCGCCATCAGCGGGCCGTGCTTGTCTTTCATCGACTGCGGCAATTGGCTTTCGAGCGCGTCGTAGAAGTCCTCGACCATCCGCGCGGCGTCTTTCAGCACTTGTGCGTCTAGCTGGGCCAGCACTTCCTCGTCGTAGATTTGTTGAGGGGTGCGGGGATCGGTGTAGGTCGAAGGTTCGAGGCCCCGCTTTAGCGCCTCGTCATAGTATCGATTTCCCGGCACGGCGTTGAAAGCTGTGTAGATACCATTGATGGTCGCTGACCACTGGCCGTTGCCAACATCTCTTACGTTTTCCATTAAAGTTCATCCTCAAATGCCATCCAAGCGTTGTTGGTTGTTGTTCGCTGCTCCATGCCCTCGCCCACGGTGTAGCTGCCCCCGCCCGAGTGGCGGAACAGAACTGTAACCTGTTGCGCGTGCTGATCCTGAATTGCAACAGTATCGTTCAGACCAATACCACCCGTGCTCCCGTCCCAATCGTAGTGACTGAAATGACCAACCGCCGACACGCTTATAGTCTTGTTGTTATCGGGACGCATTGGCGCGCGAAGCCATTTGATCCACTTGCTCTCACGAACTGCGTTACACCAGCCGAGGCCAATGTGCTTGTTGCTCGTCGGGAAGTCATACCTTTGATAATAGCGATCACATTTGAATTGAGTGGTGCTGATATCCTCATGCTCAAAGTCCGTCGCTACGCTGCCGACTTCTAGCTGAACGCCGGCGAGGTAAAAGTTGTTTGCGGCGTTATCTAAGACATTCACGCCATCTGACGCCATGTACTGGATGACACCTGCAGGCCAAGCCGTCCACGCATCAGCAGTCCCACCCCCAAAGTTCCCCCCCCTTCCATGCAGGGCGAAGAACAGCCGCAAACCTTCGCCTGTATCCGAGTTGATAACCCCAGAGGCATCGCCGGGGAATGTCACTGTTTTGGTCTCCCATGTGTCAGCGACATCAACAGTGTACGCGCGAAGATAGTACCGCTCTGTGTCAAACTGCGTCAGCCCAACGTAGTGAGTGCCTGTCTTTGGCGACCGCACCCGAAAAGTGCAGGCAAGAGTTTTTGCTCCTGCGGTACCGTACAAAAGGTGTTGAAGATTTTGCGCTTCAATCCCTTGAGCAATAACCGCCAGATCATTCCCCTCAATAGTTCCATCCGCAGTGGTGCAGTCAACCTTGAGGGAATAGGCAAACCCAGACGGGACAACAGATGTATCCCGCGAAACATCAAACCTCGCCGCCCCGCCACCTTCTGATATCTTAAAACGATCAACGGGGAGGTACGTTGTTGTGCCCCCCGAACCGAGGCTCATTGTGCCGCCCCGCTGCGCCACAGTCATCGCGCCGTTGATGATGAGGTTCTTCGCGGTCGTCGGGTTCGACCCGTAGCGCCAGACCTCAGTCCCACCGACCGCAACGCCAACCGTGTCGGCTGCGGGGAAAAAGATTCCGGTGTTGGTGTCGCCGGTGTTGGCGAGCGCTGGCGCGCTGCTCGATCCATCGGCAAGGGTCAGGGCGCTGGCTGAAGGCGAGGTCAGCACTGTCGTCCCGGTGTTCATGTCGGCCAGGTCAGCCATCAACTCGCGAATAGCGTTGTTGATGCCGGACGGCGCGCAGCCCTCGTCGATGTTTACGCTTTGAATGTCGGTGTTGCTCGCGGCGGTGGCCGAGTAGTCCGCGATTGAGTTTTTCGCCATTGGTATCCTCGCACAAATAAGCCCGCGCTAGGCGGGCTGGTCGTCGTAAATGTCGATAGTGTTATTCGCTCGTAACGCCAAAAATCAGCGGCCCGAGAAGCCCCTGGGGCAAGTTGCTCGGCGCGATCGGCGCTGACCGCATCAACCCCTGGAGCAGTTGTTGGTTAGCTACCGGGTCTTGCATGAACAGCATGTCTCCCAACTCAGCACGCTGGGCAGGCGTCGGCCTGCGCATGTACTCAGCGCCGCGCCGGATCAGGTTTGTCGCCAAGCCGCCAACGTTGCCACGCGCGGCGTCTGCGACCATGCTCGGGTCGATGCCTGCATCTGCCTGCTCCGCTGCAAGAACCTGAGTGCGGGAGCCTTGCGTGATTTTGTTCCTGGTTTGCGCCATTCTGGCTTCGGCAAGCATGAGAGCGCGAAAGCGATCAAACGATCGCTTCGACGGAAATACAGCTTGCAGTTTCTTTCGCTTTGCTTCGTTGCCGAAAAGAGCGCGGACTACATCTGCGCCATCCGGCCTATTTTCAATGATTCGGCGGATTTCACGCACTACGCCTTCGCGGAAGAACACCTTGTCGCCTTCGGATAGACCCTCGATCGCCCGCTGCGTTATCTCCTCGTCGCCGCGCAAAAAAGTGCGGCCACGCTGCGCGGCATCGATGCTGTCCGAGTATCCACTAAATTGCGCACGCGCCGCCTTGTAAGCGGGGCCAGCCTGTTCATCGACGAGATCAACGAGTCTGTTTTTCAAGGCGAGTTTCGCGCGGCCAAGTTCGTCAAGGACCAGCTTCCCGGTGGTCTTGTCGCGGTACTTCTCAATCTCCACGTCCAACCCACGCTTGACCAGATCCCACGACCGCAAGTCCAGCTTTGATGTTCTTGGCGGCGTGACGCCCTCATCCTGCGCAATGCGGCGCGCATTTTCCGCTGCGGCCTGCATCGACGGGCGCTGCATTAGTTCGCCGAGCTCTGTCGATGCGATAACCGCCGGCGCTTCGTCGTACGCTTTCCTATACGCAGCCTGGGCAGCGCTGCTGCGTGCAGTAACAAGATCATCGATGGTGCCGTAGAGGTCGCCTTCAACGCCCATTTGTTTGCGCGCACCTTCCATGATGCGGCCCCCCTGGCCGCGCATCCGACGCTCTAGCGCACGCTCTGCTTGGCCCTGCGCGGGGCCGGGTGCCGTGGCTACGCCGCGCGCTAGGCTTTGGGTTCCTTCGCCCACGTCAGCAATCATTGCCTGATCGCCAAGCCTGCGCAGACGCGCCATCGCTTGCTCTGGCGTAATTTGGTCGCGCTCCAGCGCTTGCAGAACTTTACGCGCGGCTGCCCGCTCTGGGCCGCGCACCTTATTGAGTACCGCGCCCGCGGCAGGGCCGACCGTCGCCATCAGCGCCTTGCCGCCAGCCGTTAAGCCTAGGCCAAGGGCCGCACCTAAAGCTGCGCCCTGCGGCACTTGTGCGGCGCGATCCATAAGGTCGCCCTCGGCTTGCAGCGCAGCGCTTGTGCCGCCGATTGTCCCCCCACTACCCACAATCCTGCCGATCTTCCCTGGAATCGTCGCTGCCGCTTTAATTCCCTTACCGATTGCGCCGCCGCCGACCAGCATCGAGGTGCCAACGCCGATCTTGCCGAGCGTTGGGTTTTGTTCTTTCCAACTATCAAGCGCGCTTCGATACGCCGAGCGTCTTTTTTCAAAATCGCCGGAAAAGTCAGTCGGTCGCCCGCGCACGACATCTCCGACGTAATCGAGCGCCGCTCCCAAAGCGCCAGTAATCTCGTCACCCCCGCCCAGCGCAAGTTCGTCGGCTAGGACGTCAAGCAAATCTACGCTTCCACCAGGAATGGACGGTGGCGGGGCAGTTTCTTGTGGCACGCGAGGCTCGCTGCCACCAGCGGCAGCAGTCTGTTTTCCAAGCATGCCTTGAAGAACCCTAACAGCGTTTTGGTCCCCGGCTTCTTGCGCGGCTTCCAAAGCGCGCTGCACTTGTTCACTCATTGTGAGTATGTCCGCAATGTGAAGTATTCCTCTGGCGTCATGCGATTTTCGTTCAGTACAAAATCTTCTTCTGGCGCGTTTGGATCAAAGATTGGGTTGGCCTCGATGTACTCACGCCAGTAGTCATCTGCTCCAACAAGCGTCTGGTTGGCGGAGAAATACCTGCTTCGAAACTCGTTGTTTTCGACAACGTTCTGCTGTTGGATCAACATTGCCCGCGCTATTCTCATGTTCGCTTCCCGCGGCTTTTCGACGCCAAAACTTGCCCCTCTAAACATGCGAACATCCCTATCTGATGCAGCGCCAGGCAATCCCTGACGCATCAGGGGCGTCAATTTGTCTTGGATCGAAAGCATTGTCGCGATGCTTGGATTGAGACCAGAAGCAATACGCGCTGCGCTAGGGATCGCCAGCTTGCCGCCGGTATCAACTGTCTCGTTCAAGCGCATGAACGTATTGATGCTTTCGATCATCGATGCGGATTGAGCTGCCTGTTCGCGAGATTTTTCGAGAGCCGCAAGGCCACTCTCGTAGGCTTTTTGCTGGATTGCATTGGTTACAGATTGCGAGCCGCCGCCAACTTTAGGAGCGGGTGGAACCCACGCGGGCCGCGCCGCGCCCTCCTGACCTTGCGACGCAGGAGAAACCCCGGCAAACGCAGGGTTCGATGCCTGCGCAACCGCAATGCGGTCGGCTTGCGACACAACCGAAGAAACCTGCGGCGTCCCATTTGCGTCAAACCAAGCTGGGACATTGTCTGGGATATTATAAATCTCTCGCTCTTGAGCGCTTAGAGGGCGACCCGCGTTCTGTTTGCGCGCCGCCTCGGAAATCTTCAGAGCGTTGTCAAACGCCTGCTGCCTTTGGGCAACCTGCAACGCCTTCTGCCGCGCCATTTCTTTAGAACGTAATTGCAGCGCTGCGCCAAGCCCCTGACCCAGCGTGGTCGGCGTGGCGCTGTAGCCGCCCTGCTGGAGCAGCGCGCCAGCCGCTGCCAGATTTGCCTGCGTGCGCGGATCGTTGAACGATGTGCCCAGCAGCCCCGTTGGCTGTGGCGTGGGCGCGGCAAGCATCTGCATCAACGGCGCTAGGTTCATGCCGCCCATCTGCACGCCAGCGGGTGCGACCGCGGCGGGGACAGGCGCAGCCGGAACAGGCGCAGCCGGAACAGGCGCGACCGGCGTCGGACGCCGCATAGCCGCGCTTTGGATCGTGTTGCTGATTGCCGAGACCGGCACGCCGCGGGGGAAACTCATGCGAAACCTCCCAGCAGGCCGCCGCCGATTGCGCCCAACAGCGGCCCGATGCCTGGCACCAGGCTACCAAGCTGCGCGCCGCCAAGCGCGCCACCCAGCAAGCCTGCGCCGGTGTTGCGGAAAACAGGCTGCGTGGCCGTCGAGCCGAAGGTGCCGCCACGCACCGCGGTCAGATAGTCCGCGAGCTTCTGTTGCGGCCTCATCTGCTCAAATTGATAGCGGTTGACCTGGTCCTGCAGCTCTGCGCCCGCCTGCGCTTCGCGCGCAGCGCCAACCGCCTGCAACCTCGCCAGGTCGGCGAAATCGAGATCGGCCATCTGCGGAGCAATCCGAGACGCCGCATCCTGTCGCGCCCGCTCTTGCTGGTAGTTCTGATAGGCAAGCTGCCCGGCAGTATCGGCGAGGTTGCGCGACAGCACGTCAGTGTATGCGCCGCTCCCCAGCCGTCCGCTGCGCGCAAACTGCGAGTTGACTTGGTCGGTCACCGCGCGGAACGCGGGGTTGAGCGCCTGCTGAAGAAACGGGTTTTGCCCGAGGAACTGCCCGCCGAGGACGTTCTGCGTGTAGCCCTGGGCAGATTGTGTAAGCGGCGATCCGGCAAGCGCGCGGTCGCGCGCCATGCTCAACGCCCGCTGCGTCTCAGGTGCCATGCCCACGACTGTCGACCCCGGGTAGTAATCCGGCCCCTGCGCATCGTACAGGCGCTCGGCCTCCTCCAAGCCGCGCGTGTAAAACGGCTGGATAAACTCAGGCACAGACGATTGCGTCTGCACTGTCTTGGTGCCGCCCTTACTCATCTTGCAATCTCCTTCGTCAGCAGCACGGCTGCCGGTCGATAGTCAGTCAATTTTCTCACCCAGCCTTTGCGCCCGATGACCTCGGCGCGCGTGCATCCGTAATTCTCTTTCGCCCACCGCGTCACAAGCGGCTCGGCCTCAAGAAGTTCATCGAGGTTGCCGCCAGCCAGCCAGAACCGCACGCTGCGGCCAGCCGGATAGCTGACGATCTCTGTCACGATGACCGAATCGTGAAGCGGCCAGAACTGCGCGTCTCTCCGCTCGATCGCGGCCCACACGTCCGCTGGCGTGTGCGTGTTGCCCGCGTGCGCCAGCGCCGCCTCGATGTGCGGCGTCAGGCGCTCGAACTCATCCGACCACGATGTATCCAAAGTCGCGATCCGTCTGCGCGTTGTTCGCGTGCGTCAGCGTGAACGATTGCTTAGTCCGCGCGGAAATGTACATGCCGCCGGCGCCAACCTCTGCCGCGGCGTTGGAGGTGAGCGGCGTCAGCAGGATCACGCTTTCCGGCCCCGCACGGTAATCAGTCACGCTGGTCGTCGCCTGATTTGCGGTCAGCGTGACCGTGCCGGTGTTATTGGCCCGCCCGTCAAGTAGCCCGTTCACCACTTCGGCAACCTCGCGCGGGCTAGGCGCGGGTTGCAGTCTGCGAAAGTTGAAGTCCGTCATCGCAAGCCGCGCTGCTGCACCACCGCGTCGTAGCCCTGAAAGGTGCCGAAGTCGCTCGCGCTAAACTTGACCTGATGGAGCCGACCGCTCGATCGCAACGGAATGAAGTTGTCGCTGTTGACCGACACCGCCGAGCCATAAGTCTGCGCGTCAAATGGCCGCGCACGGCTCGCGACCTGCGCGGTCACAGTCGGAGCAGTCGCCGCTGCTTGGCGATCGAGGTAGGGCTGCACCTGCGTCAGCAACGAGGCGCGGCCAGGCGTGAACTCAAACTCGCCAGTCTCGATTGTCGCTGTCAGATTGCTGCCCGCAAATGTCGTGATTTTGTTGTTATTGCCGCCGCCAAAAAAATACTCGCCGCCAACCCATACCGGGTCGTCAAGACTGGGGCCGAGAGCGTCAAGTGAGGCATTGACGTTGTCGATGGCCTCCAACGTGTAGCTTGGCGAAAAAAACGACCCGATCATGTCGTTTGTCTGCTCGACCGTTGACCACCGGTCGATAGCGTAGTTGTAAACGATCAGCTTGCTTGGCGTTGAAGATCCGCCGGTTGGGTAGGACCACATGACCAGCTTATTTCGAGGGTCGACTGCAGATGTCAGCCTGTCTGCATCCGCCTTGTTAAACTCTGCAAAAAAACTGCGATCAACCTTTTCGCTGCCGATCGCCTTCGACGAGTTGCCGTCGAACAAGTAGAATCCATCTTGAGCCAGGTAGAACACAAACGGGCCGACCGCGCACACGCTGCCCGGATACGGACAGCCGCGCGATGTTTCGACTTTGTCGAACTGGAAGATCAGCGGCGAGCCGACATAACTCATGCGCACGATGCCGCGTTCGCACAGCACCGTGCCATACTCACCGCCAACCACGCCCGTCACGTTGCCGAGGTCACTGATGTCCTGCACATCGGCCTGGCTTGTTCCGACCGTCCACGCAGTCGCGTCGTCGATGCCGCTCCAGCGGATACGGCGCGGGTAAGTCGTCGCGCCATAGGTGACGTAGCCGGTGACTACGAAATCACGCACGACCGCGAGATAGCGTGCCGCGGGAGAACCCGTGAGGTCGGCGAACAGAGACGAGGTGCCGATCTCGTAGCTTTGCAGGATGTCGCTGGTGCCGTGCGCCGCAATCACGCGATCCCCGAACTGCACAAACCGCCAGCGGTCAGTGGAGCCTAGCGTGTAGTTTCCTGCCTTGCTCACATTTGCGAGGCTGCTATCCGCGCTGTCAAACTTGTAAATTTTTGTAGCATCGCCCGCGAACAAGTTGTTCGTCGCGTCCGATCCCTTCGCGGCATAGATGCCGCGCAGGTATGCGTCAGCCGCGCCGCTGTAATCCGACATGGCTCTGAAGGACTTATAGCCCGCAGCCACGGGCACCACGTTGGTCGCAAGCGTGACGCCGGGGTTGCTGTAGCTTGGCTGGTCTGGCAGCCACTCGCCAAACTTATTCATTGCAAAGCCCAAGTCTGAGCGCCCGCTGTCTGCTCGGTCCAGGTGTCGCTACCCGCCGCAGTCACGGCCCAACTTTCGCCAAGCGCATAGCTTGTTGTCGTCGTCGTGAATGTAAGGCTTGCCGAGCCAGCCGCATCCATGACTGCAAATGCATCGCCAGTTGTCGTCGCGAGAACAGACACGGCGTCTCCAGACATCGTAACAAGCGAGAACGCCTGGCCGGTGACTGTGAACGTCGCGCTTGCCGAACCGCTCGGCAGTTGAATGCGCAGTACCGCGCCGCTCGTTGTAAACGCTGGCGAGATGCTGCCAGATGCCAGCGCGACCCTATTCGCAGAACCCGTCGTCGTCGTCGAAAGTGCGGCGGTCCCCGCGACGTCGAAAACACCAAAGGCCGAACCGCTCGGCGTGAACGCGCTGCTGTCGCTCGCCTCTGCGTAGCGCAGCGCGCTTGTCGTCCATATTGCGTTGTCGAGACTGTAAGCGAGGCTGTCGAGCGTGCCCCAAGCGTCTAGGTCGTCGAGGCTCGGACCAACAATATCGGCGGGCATTTATTAGTCGAGGCTAATCGTGATCGAGCCAGACGCGACCTTCAAGATATCGTTGGTCGCAATAGTCTTCGACGCAGTGAACGAGCCGTGGAACAGCAAGTTGCCGCTCGTGGACGCATCGTAAATGCCCCAGTGACTGACCGTTCCCCACGACCCCGTCGCGGCGTCAAACTCCACCGCAGCGTTCGTTGCAGCGGAGCCGCTGCTGGCGGCGGCAAACGTCATTGACTTGCGGCTGTAGTTAGACCCGCTGAGTTCAGTGCCGCTGTTGTCGTCAGCGAAAGACCCCGTTGAGAGAGCGAGATAGAGGCCAGACGGCTGCGTGAACGCGGTCCCGCCAAGCGTGTGATCGAGGAGTTTGTTCTCCAAATAGTTCGAAGCGCTCATCGCGTATACTCTCCGTAGAATGTAGCTTTCATCTCAAGCCCGCCCGATGGATGCCGTGCGGCTTCCTCGCTGCGGTTGATTTCGTCCATCGCGACAGTCGTCAGGCCGTCAAAATATGACGCGCGCTGCTCGTCCATCAGGTAGCGATAGGCGGCGGCAAGCGTCGAGTACAGATAGGCATCTGGATATCGCGTCAGCACGGTGTTCGTCGTGTTGCTGCCCGAAAGCGCGGCAAGACCCTCGGCGTACACGAGTTCGATCGTGTAGGTCGTGTCAGGAATCGGGCGCACCGCGATTTCGCTACCCATGACCGTGTACGCGCGCGGCTTCGCCTGCCCGCTGTTTGGGTATGCGCTGTAGAGGTCGCCTGGCGTCATAAACTCCAGCACAACCCGCGGGTCCGTGTTGAGGCGCACGAGGCGGATGCTGCGCAGATCAGTCGGCAGCGTCACATACTCGTCGCCCGCGCTGGTGGTGGCGGTGGCGCGCTTGTGCGTCGAGCGAGGACTTAGCTCGCGAGACAAGCGAGCCTCTGCGAGATCGATAAAGTCATCGATCGCGGACGTGAGGTCGTCGCGCGCGAGGTGGTTCGCCACCGCCGTCTTGAGGTCGCTGTAGGTTGCGAGTGCCATTGGCTACACACGCCCGCCTGTGGTGCGGAACGCCCTGTTGTCGGGATCATTAAGCCACCGCTTCCACGCCTTCATGTTGTCGCGGGGCTGACCAAATCTCTTGAGGAGGTCGTAGTAGACCACACTCGGAATTTCGGCGATCTTCTGCTGGTGCCGCTGCGTGTTGCCGATCATGTCGCCGCGACGCCATTCTTTTTCTTGCGCCTTTGCGCCCTCGACGATGGGCGTCGTGTCCTGCTCAGTGAGAATAGACAGACCATCTACATCGTCCGTCAGCCACGTCTTTTTCTTGGTGATCGGATCGAGCGAAATCAGCTTCTTGTGCATTTGTTCTCCAAGCAAAAAGGGGCGACCGAAGTCGCCCCTTTCCGTCGTCAGGCTCTGCTAGCTGGACTAGCTGGTCGAAAGATCAAGCACGGCGCCGTGAGCCTTGGGCGCCTTGTTGATGAGCGTGTACTCGGACACGATCGCGAACTGCGTGTTGTCGCCGGTCGGCGCAACGTCGCTCACCGAGAACATGCGACCCGGCAGGTGACCGACAGAGTAGTAGTCACTGTCGAGCAGGAAGATGCGATCGTTCGCGATGAAGCGATCGATGACGACGTTCAACTGGCCGAAGTCGGTCAGGTAAAGCGAGACGCCACCGATGATCGCAATCTCGCGCGGTGCGGTGTACTGCAACTGCGCAGTCGCCACCGATCCGGACGACAGGTCCGAGAACGCAACCTTGTTCGCCGGCGATACGACCATCATGTCAGGCTGCCCACCATCGGTGTAGCAATCCTCCATGACCGAGTCGATCTTCGCGAGGGTGAGCGCGGCGTTGGTGCCAGCACCGTCAGAGGTGTCGGTGCCATCGCCGGTCGCCGTAGTGGACGGAGCCACGAGGGACACGTTCGTCATCCACGCCGGGAGCGCCGCAATCTTGCGCGGGTCGCTCGACGCACGGGCTTGGTCAACGGTCAGCGACTTTTCAATGTCGCGGCGCTGCTCGATGCCCTTGATGACTTTGACGTATGCAGTCTCACGATCGCGGCCCGCCTTATCGACCGAGTCGAGAGTGTTCGAGACGCTCGCAGCCTGCACGGCGATCTGGTGGTAGTTCCCGAGACGCGACGTCGCTTGCGGGTTGACAAACGAGTATGACGCACCTTCCGCAGCGTAGTTAGTTGCGGATGCGGCAGCGAGTTCCTGTACCTGCCACTCGTGAAAAACGCCCTTCGTGACTTCCTTCTTGGCGTTGGAAAAGATCGGCGTTTCGTCGGGGTCGATGCGCGAAATGACGTCGGAAAGGTCTTCTTTCTCGCCCACCGCGTCTGAAGTTTTGAACACAGCCATTTAGTCTGCTCCTAGGTTTTGTTTAGTAAGTATTCGACAGCGCTATCGACGCTGCCTTTCTTTGCGAAACGCTCAAAAGCCCTTCGCTGATTGTCGGAGGCGACTTGCTTTCGTGTCTTCGGCTGCCCGCCCTTGACCATCTTTTTGGCCGCGGCGACTTTTTTCTTCACAGCAGGAACCTGTGTCTTGAGGAGCTCATCGTACAGATGAGCCTTGCGCAGTATCTCGATCGCTCGGCTGTCGCTGGCCTGCGACAACTCGGCATCCGAGAACCCCACACGTTTTGCGTAGGTAACAATGGCCTCTTGTTCCTTGCGCCGAACATCGGGATCTCGCCATTCAGGGATGCGGTCAAGCAACCGCACGTTTTCCTCTTGCACCTTCTGCGCAAACAACTGCTGCTGCTCGGCGGCTATCCGCCGCATCGCTTCAGCACGTTCAAGCTGTGCAAGTTTCTCCTGCTGATAAGCAAAAGGGTCTTCCTCTTGCATCTTCTGAAGATCAGCCTCAGACATTTGCTGCGCCGACAAGGTGGCAGCAATCTGTTGCAAGCCCTGAGCGTAGCGTTCACGCTCTTGCGCAACCGCCGTCTGCTCGGCCTCGACCTGCTTTCGCTGGTCGGCGGCCTCAGATAGGCGCTTCTGCGCGGCAGATTCAAGCTGGTAGGATTTCACCAGGTCGTCGAGAGTAACGTCCTGCTCAAGCCCGTCCACCTTGACTGTGTAGAGAGTTTCGGCCTCCTCGGCCTCGACTTCCTCTACGGCGTCGTCATCATCCGCAGCGTCGTCGGCTTGGGCGACATCGTCATCGTCACCGGCCTCATCTTCCACGGCGTCATCCGACGCAACTGCTTCGACCTCGTCGGTTTCAGCTTCCGGCTCCTCGGTCGCTTCGCTTGCCTGCTCGACAGGGGCTACCGCTTTTCCCAGGAGTGCCTCGACGGCGTCAGCCGTCGAGAACCTGCCAGTGCCCGAAGGCATCCCGGCTTCGTTCATGTGTCACCTTTATTTGCTTGTTTGATGCAACTGGCGCTCGGCCAGCTTGCCTGTCTCCACGACAGTCGTGAGGTGCTGCTTCACCGCGCGAAGCGACTTCAGCAGCACAAACAGATGCTCGCGCCCGTCGACGTCACGCGCCGGGCTTTCAGCCCAAGCGGTCGTGTACTGGGCTTCGAGAGTGTCAAATGCCTCGATCAACAGATCGTTGCGCAGGAGCGCCGCAGCCTTTGCGCCGCGATCAACCTCCTCCCGCAGTTTGCCAGGGGTCATACGAGCGGCACGAACCCTTGCCGGCCAAGCAGGTCAACCGCTGGCGGCGTCTGGTAGATCGCGGGCCGCATCGCGTAAGAGCGCGTGAACGCATCGTTTAGCGCAGCGAAATCTGCGAAACCCGCAGGCGCTGCGTCCAGCAGCGTGCGGCGATAGTACGGCTGCGCCGTAGCGTAGACCTGGCTGGCGGTCGGCGCGGGCACAACGACAGGCACAGGATCTGGCACTGGCATGACTGGCTGCATCTGCTGCTGCGCCGCGGCAATCTCTTCCTCGGACGGCGGGCTAACCGCGTCGCCAGGGAAGTCGCCAAAGGTGTTGTCTGGATACCCCGAGGTCATGGCGAGCGAAAGCAAGCCGCCGACGTATGGAAGGTTTGCTAACACCGTCTGCGCCGGCAGCGGCATGCCCATCGCATTTTTGATGGTGCGCGGGCCAAGAAGCGACAACACCGGAAGATCAAACAACGGTTCGGCGTAGAGCTTTCCGCCCTCTGCCTCCCGCAGCGTGTTGAACTCAGCATCCTGTTGGCTGCGTATCGCTTCTTCTATCGCTTCTTCTGCCATCGCGCCGTCAGGTGTGAAACCCATAGCAGGTTGCGTGCCGCGCGCTTGTTCATCAAGAAGACCTGCCTGTAGGTCGGTGGCAAGGGCTTGCTGTTGTTCGTATGCCTGACGCGCTGCTTCTTGGCGCGCTTGCTCTGCCAACACAGCGTAAGTGTTCATATTGCTGGTCGAGACATCTGTGCCCGGCACTGCCATATCAAATGCAGCACCATCCATCGTAACGCCACCAGTCGCGTCATCGACGCTAATCATTCCCCCGCCGTCAGTGCCGAAGGATGTCGTTCCGCCCGTGCTCATCAGACTTGGGCCAGAGAAACCACCCCCACCCGCGCCAGCAGAGGCTGACGGTGCAGCGACCGAAAAACCGCCGCCGTCGAAACTAATGCCGGGACCGATACCACCAAAACTCATCTCTATGCCCTCGGTAAATTGGCGCTCACGGGATTGCCAAGCTGCACGCTCTGCGCCCGCAGCGCCAACTCAGCTTCCAACTCCTGCTTGCGCAGTTCGAAATCGAGCCGCATTTCCTCCTGCTTCAGCGCGATCTCGGCCTGCATCTTCTCGCGCTTCAGCGCGATCTCGGCCTCGGCCTGCTGCCGCGCCGGGTCAGGCGCCTGCTGTTGCTGCTGCGCCTGCTGCGCCATCGCCATCTCCAACTGCGGCCCGCTGTTGAAGAATTGCGACGTATCTCTGAACCCGGCCATCTCGGCGATACGCTTCAGCGTGTTGACATATTGACCCACGCTGACGACCGGGTTGGTGACGCCAAGCTGCTGAAGCAACTGCTCCTGCTTGCCCGCGATCTGCACAAGCATCGCAAGACGCTCCTCGTCACGCCCGTTGCCGAGCCCAACTTCGACCTCGATGTCGTAGTCGGTCGCCCAAGTCGATGGGTCCATCTCGACGAACTGATTGCGCAAACGCACGATCTGCGCCTGCGGCATATACTTCACGATGCACTTGAGAATGAGCGACGCGAGGTCTTTCATGCCCGTCTCTGCCATCACGCGCGCGATCATCTCGACCTTCGCCTGCGAGGCTTGCATCGTCGCGGACACAGCCGCAGCGGTGGTCGATTGCAGCACATCAGGGTCAAGCCCCATGCTCGCGGCGGACATGCCCGTGCGCTGATCGCGCACCGCGTCCATGTACTCCAGCATCGCAAACGCCTGCTGCCCGACTTGCGGCACATTCAGCGGCGCGACCATGCCCGGCGCGCGGGTGCGCACGATGCCGCCAGGCCGCGCCTGCAACAGGTCATCAAGATTTACCTGGCCCTCGACCGCCACGACGCGGGAGTTGTTTTGCAAATACAGATTGTCCAAGAGCTGCCGCATGATCGTGGACTTGATTAGCTGCACGTCCATGACCTGCTCGGCTACACTGCGCCCGACAAGGCGGTGCGGCATCAGGATCGGCGACAGGACCGCGAACGGCACCTTGTCCCACTCCTCGTTTTCTAGAATGTGCGTTCCTTCGCCGATCGACACGACGCGGCGCAGTTCGGCGATGCCGTCGCCGTCGTAGTCGGAGTAGATGTAACCCTCGACGACCATGACTTCGCGCAGCGCCGGGTCTTTGCTCTCCAGGTTGGTGCCGCTCTCGATCTCCTCGAAGCGCTGCTGCCGCTCCTGCTCCTGGTCAAGCTCGTGATAGCCCGCGTAGCGCTCGACCTCGTCCTGGTCGTAGCCCATCGCCACAAGGTCGCTGACCGTCATCTGCGTGCGCTGGCCGACGAACGTCGCGCTCTCCATGTCGGTCGCGCGGCGATTAAACAGGAACTCCTCTGGCGGGATGTTGTTGATGCGGATCGAGCCATCAGGCACGCGGCGCTTGATCTTGACGTTGTAGACGACGACGGGTTCGCCCTCGTCATCTACGCCGACCTCGATGCTCTCCTGCTCGGCAATCTCGATGGCGTCGTCGTCGGTCAAGACGGCAAGCTGCGCAGGCGTCACGCCCTCGAACTCATCCTCGACGATCTTCTCGTCTTCCTCGTAGTAGACCTTGACGACGCCGATCTTGAACAGCAGGGCATCCTTGATCCAGTTGTGCAGGATGCGGAACCCAGGGTTTTGCGTCGACAGCACAAAATTCAGATACTCAGTCGCCTGCTCGGCGCTCGCCACGTCCTCGGGCTGCCGCGGCAGGCAGCGGGCGAAGTCGCCGTTGCCGAACACGCGCATCAGCGACGGCATCATG